CAAACATCAAAGGTTATTATTGTATCCACACCTAATGGTTTGAATTTGTTTTACAAGATGTGGACAGATGCCATTGAAAAGCGTAGCCTCTACAAGCCAGTTGAAGTTCATTGGTCTATGGTGCCAGGCCGAGATGATAAATGGAAAGAAGAAACGATACGCAATACTTCCGAAGAACAGTTTCGGCAAGAGTTTGAAACTGAATTTATTGGTTCTTCGGCCACGCTGATTTCAGGTGCCAAGTTGCGGTCATTAAGTTTCTTTAATCCAATCTCATCTATTGAAAATGTGGATGTCTATGAGAATCCAATAGAAGGCCATCTATACATCGCAACTGTTGACTGTGCCGAAGGCGTTGGTGCCGACTATTCTACTATTAACATTATAGATGTTTCACAGGTGCCGTATAGGCAGGTTGCTAAATACAGAAGCAATAAGTTACCTTTATTGTTCTTCCCAACTATCATTTATAGTTTGTGTAGAAGGTACAATGAAGCCTTTATCTTAGTTGAAACAAACAATATTGGCCAACAGGTGGTAGATATTCTACACTACGATTTAGAGTATGAGAATGTTTACAAAATTGACCACCACCATATTAAAGGCCAAACAATTTCTGGTGGCTTTAAGAGAGCTTCAAACTTTGGTATTAAAACCACCAAAACAGTTAAAAAGATTGGTTGTGCCAATCTAAAAACACTTATAGAATCTGATAAGTTAGTTATAAATGACTTTGATACCATTGCTGAAATGAATACCTTTGTTCGTGTCCGTGATAGTTACTCTGCGGAAGAAGGCAATAATGATGACTTGGTTATGGGGCTGGTGCTCTTTGCTTGGTTAACCGCACAGTCCTATTTTAGAGATGCTACAAACATAGACATACGAAGGGTTCTATTACAAGAACAAAACATGCTGGCTGAAGAAGATTTAGTACCTGTAGGCTTCATAGATGATGGTCGGAGAGAAGAAGTTTTGGTAGATTCGGGTGATGTTTGGACACAAAAAGGGTATTTTTCTTCAACTTTATAAAAAACTAAATAGATAATAAATAGAAATTGACCCGATAAACAAAAGGAGAAATCCATGGCATTTCAATTATCCGCAGGGGTAAATGTATCAGAAGTTGACCTGACTACAATTGTCCCATCAGTCGCCACTTCCATTGGCGCATTTGCAGGACCTTTTGCGTGGGGACCAACTAATGAAGTAATTACTATATCTGATGAAGTTCGTCTTGCTAGTAGATTTGGCAATCCGGACTCTACAAACTATGAATACTGGTTCTCAGCTGCAAACTTTTTAGCATACACAAATAATCTTAAAGTTGTTCGTGCTGCCAATACCGCTTATTCTACATTAAATGCATCTGCTAATACAAATGGTGCAATTTTAATTCAAAATGAAGATGACTACTTAGGAAACCACGCAACAGCAAATACAACAAACGGCCCAATGGTCGCCAAATATCCTGGTGCTCTTGGTAATTCGTTGCGTATTTCAATGTGCCCAAGTTCACAGGCGTTTTCTTCTAATCTAACTGTTACCGATTCTTTAAGAGCTAACGCTGTTACGGCCGGTGACACAACAATCAATGTTAACGGCACGCCAAATGCGGCCGCAAATTTAATTGCTGGCGATTTAATTTCCGTTGATGGTGGTTCATCTTATATTCGTGTTGCTTCTGTTAACACAACCGCAATCATTACAACAACCGCACCAGGTGCTGTCACAGTTGGTACAGCAGTTCTTCGTAAGTGGCAATATGCTGACCAATTTAAAGTTGCTCCAGGCACTTCTGATTATGCTACATCTAAATCCGCAGCAAATGACGAAATTCATATCATCGTAGTTGATGAAGATGGTAACTTTACAGGTACTGCAAATAATGTCGTAGAAAAATGGGCATTTGTATCTAAGGCAGCCGATGCTAAAGATTCTAGCGGTAGTTCAATCTATTATAGAGATGTATTGAATGGCCAATCTCAATATGTTTGGTGGACAGGCCATCAACCAGGTGCAACCAATTGGGGTAGCAACGCACAAGGCGTAACATTCAATGAAATCCGTGTACCATTTAGCGCTTCAATGAGCGGTGGTGCAGATGGTACGATTGTAACTGCCAATGTGGTTAGTGCTTACGCTCAGTTTACAAATGCTGACTCAGTTGATATTTCATTAATCATTTCTGGTCCTGCTAATCAGACAATCGCAACAAGCTTAATTAGCAATATTGCTGAAGTTCGTAAAGATTGTTTAGTATTTTTATCACCAGAAAGAGCCGATGTAGTAAACAATCCAGGCAGTGAAGTTACTGATTCTCTTGCCTATCGTGATTCTCTAACTTCATCTTCATATGCAGTTATGGATTCTGGTTGGAAATATCAATACGACAAATACAACGACACATACCGCTATGTTCCATTGAATGGTGACATTGCTGGTCTATGTGCAAGAACAGACCTAGAGCGTGATCCATGGTATTCACCAGGCGGTCTCAATCGTGGTGTTATTAAAAATGTAATTAAGCTCGCATACAACCCAACAAAAACAAACCGTGATGACCTCTATGTAAAAGGCATTAATCCTGTCGTTTCATTCCAAGGCGAAGGCACAGTATTGTTTGGTGACAAAACGATGTTAAGCAAACCATCTGCGTTTGACCGCATCAATGTTCGCCGTTTATTTGTTGTGTTAGAAAAATCAATTTCTCGGGCTGCAAGATTCTCGCTGTTTGAATTTAATGACCAGTTTACTCGTGCTCAGTTTGTTGCACTTGTAGAACCATTCTTGCGTGATGTCCAAGGTCGCCGTGGTATTACTGACTTCCGTGTTGTTTGTGATGAAACAAATAATACACCAGAAATCATTGACCGCAACGAATTTGTTGGTGATATTTACATTAAACCTGCTCGTTCTATCAACTTTATTCAACTTAACTTTGTTGCTGTTCGCACAGGTGTTTCGTTTGATGAAGTCGTAGGACAGTTCTAAATAGAGAAACGGGAGAAAAATAAATGGCATTCAATGTAAACGAATTTAGAAGTCAAATGATTGGGGACGGAGCCCGTCCAAATCTATTTGAAGTTTCTATGCCATTTCCTGCGTTCTCTGCACCAGGAAATGCTCAAACAAAATTAACTTATATGTGCAAAACAGCACAGCTACCTGGTTCTACGCTAGGTGTTGTGCCTGTTCAATACTTTGGTCGTGAATTAAAATTTGTAGGCAATCGTACCTTTACTGATTGGACAATTACAGTTATTAACGATGAAGATTTCGTTATTCGTAACGCCTTTGAGCGTTGGATGAACGGCATCAATTCGCATAATTTGAATGTCCGTAACCCAGCAGCGCTAGCGCCACTTGGTTATTCAGTTGATGGTGATGTTACTCAATATGGTAAAAATGGTAACACATTGAAAAAATACAAATTCGTAGGCTTATTTCCAACTGATTTGACACCAATTGATGTTGATTGGGGTTCAAATGATACAATTGAGGAATTTACAGTAACTTTAGCATTCCAGTGGTGGGAAGCCGTAGAAACTGGTGTGGTGTAATAAGAAAGGCTTCGGCCTTTCTTTCTTTTTAGGATGATATATTAATGGCAATAAAATTATTTGGTTTCACACTTGGTTCAAAGGACATTGTTCAGAAGCAGGATCCTGCTCAGCAATCTTTTGCTTTACCAACAGAGGCACTTGACGATGGTGCCGTCACCATTACACAAAATGCCTACTATGGTACATATGTTGACCTAGAAGGCTCTGTTCGTAATGAATTAGAACTCATCACTCGGTATCGTGAAATGGCCAATCATCCTGAATTGGAGATGGCTATTGATGATATTGTCAATGAAGCAATCACCCATGATGTTACAGGAAGAACTGTTGATATTATAACAGATAAGTTAAAGCAACCTGAAACAGTCAAAAAGAAAATTCACGAAGAATTTCAAAATATTCTCAAAATGCTTAACTTTGGTAATCTTTCTGATGACCTATTTAAGCGTTGGTATATTGATGGTCGCATTTACTATCATGTCGTGGTTGATGAAAGAGATCCAAAAGCAGGCATACAAGAGCTAAGATACATTGACCCACGCAAGATTCGTAAGGTGCGTGAAGTTAAAAAAGGCAAAGACCCAAAAACTGGTGCTGATATTATTGCCTCTGTTGCTGAGTATTATGTTTACTCTGACCGAGGTACAGCTGCACAATCATATGGTGCTTCAATTAACGCAGGTCTAAGAATTGCTGCTGACGCCATAATCAATGTAAACTCTGGTCTAATGGATGCTAAGAACACATTTGTGATTTCTTATCTACACAAAGCCATTAAACCACTTAATCAGTTACGCATGATTGAAGATGCGGTAGTTATCTATCGTATATCACGAGCACCAGAGCGCCGTATATTTTATATTGATGTAGGTAATTTACCAAGAGGTAAAGCCGAGCAATATCTAAAAGATATTATGGTCAAGTATCGTAACAAAATGGTTTATGATGCCAACACTGGTGAGTTGCGTGATGACCGCAAACACATGTCAATGCTTGAAGATTTCTGGCTACCACGCCGTGAAGGCGGTAAAGGCACAGAGATTACCACATTACCTGCAGGCCAAAACCTTGGTGAATTGGCAGATGTGGTTTATTTTAGACAGAAGCTTTTACAATCACTAAATGTGCCAATTTCAAGATTAGAACCACAACAAGGTGGCATGATTGGTCTTGGCCGCACAACTGAAGTTACCCGTGATGAAGTCAAGTTTATGAAATTTATTACCAGATTGCGTAATAAGTTTTCTCAGATATTTGACCATGCGTTAGAAAAACAATTAGTTTTAAAAGGCATATGTTCACAACAAGAATGGCGCCAGTTTAGAGAAGATATCTATTATGACTACATGAAGGATAATAACTTCACGGAGCTAAGAGATTCAGAATTACTTACATCACGAGTTCAATTGTTAGCAACTGTTGATCCATATATGGGCAGATATTTCTCTGCTAAATGGGTTAAAAAGAATATTCTACAACAAACAGATGAAGATGTAGAAGCAATGGAAAAACAAATGGCCGAAGAAGCTGAACAAGGTGTTGGCCAACCACTTCAACAACCTGGCATGGAACAAGAGCAAGTAAGTGCTGAAGAATACCCACCTGAAGATAATACACAAGAGAATGGTGCCTCTGAATCTATGACGCCAATGTTAGATGCGGAAGTAGAAAAGTATTCATCTCTACTAAATAAGCGATAAACGGAGAATAGTATGGACACACAAAATTTTATTAATCAAGTGGCTACTGGTGATGCAGCCGGCGCTAAAGAAGCATTAAATGACCTTTTGTCATCTAGAGCTTTTGATATGTTAGATGCCAAAAAAATTGAATTAGCACAAGCATTGTATAGTGGTGAAGAAAATTTAGATGTTGAAGTTCAAGACACAGCGGATACACCAGTAGAAGAAGAATGAAAAATTTACAAGATTTTAAAAACCTTGTAGAAGAAGAAAAGTCGGACTATAAACAGTTTGACATGCTTGTTCGTGCTGGTTTGGCCAATAAGGCACAACTAGCACGAATTCATCGCATTATGGACAAGATGACTGAAGAGCGTCCACAGTTCAATAATGCTGATAGAGAAATCATGCGTAATTTGTTTAATCGCATGGTAGATTTAATTAGTAATAATAAACAAATCTTCATGCGTGCTAGACAAGCGGTAAAAGAAGAACTAGAAGAAGGTATTTTAGATACTGCCGATATTAAAGTATCTCCTTCTGGTCGTAAAGTAAGAGCTCACCGAATTAAAGTTGGTGATTTAGCTTACGGCAAAGATGAAGATATTAAAGAAGATTTTGAAATTGTAGAAGCTACAAAAGATATAGAAGAAGATCCGCCATTTGTTTTAATGTTAAAACGCAAGGCTATTCGCCTGTATCCAAATAAAGCAAAAGTAGCTCTATATTACAATAAACAATTAGATAAATATTTTACCATTCCTTATGGTGCAGGTGTTGATGCTCCACTTCAGGCAGAAGAAACCATTGAAGAGGCAGTTGACGCAATTGGTCAACTACAAAAGATTCAGGATACACACCAACATTTTAGTGGTCCAATCTTAAAGAAACTTAATGGTGTCGTAAGACATAAAGATGGTTCTGCCAGTAAGGTTGATGCTCAAACTGCACGAGCAGTATTGATGGTACATAAGAGTTTGAACGATGATAATAAAAAGAAGTTTGCTGATATGGTGTCAAGGTCTGCACACCACATGCAAAAAGCAGCAGAGTTTGCTATTAGTAAAGTAAAATGAATTTAATTGAATTAATTATTTCTGGCAAACTAAACGAGGCTAAACAACACAGTATTAATCGTTTAACTGAGATAGTTGCAAAACGCTTATCAGAAGCCAAGCGTTATGTAGAAGCGGACATGTTTGAGTTTGTAGAAGAACAACTTGATGAGAAAAGAAATCCAAATCTCATCAAACAAGGACGAATTACTAAAATTCGCCGTAGAATTAGACGAAATGCCAAAGGCAAAATTGTGGTTCAAAAGAATCGTAGGCGCTCTGGCATTAAAGGGTATAGAATTGTAGGCAATACAGTTAGAAGAATTTCTGCTGTAGAGAGATTAAGAAAACAACGCTTATTGAAGCGTTCATGGAAAACAACAAGAAGAGCTAAACTTCGCCGGTCATTGCTAAAGAGAAAAATGTCAATGCGTAGGCGAGCATCAATAGGACTAAAATAAAATGCCATTTGAAATTATAAAC